CCCGCTTTACCCCCGATAGCATCCGTACCGTGAATTCAGATTTATAAGCGTTCCGGTTGGTTATCATTCCCAAGGTTTCCACACCTTCGAAATTGAAAACTACATAGTCATTAACAGCGATTGGGTTTTTTAGTTCCGCTAGTCCCCTCGAAATTATCCCGGCCTCCATCGCCGAGCACCTAAGGTCCAAAAAATCCGGAGTTCCGGAATCCCCGAACATTTGGCGCATCACGTATTTATAATCCTCTAGGCTGTTCCAGCAGTCAGGCCTGAAGGGACTCTCCCTAAACACTACAATAAAACGCTTATCTGATCTTACACTCCATGCGTTCGTATTCCGAACCATCCATTCGAAAATAACGTCCAGCTGGTTACGTGTGAGACGCAAACCGTCTTCTCCCAGCACCAACAAAATAAGGTTACGGGAAACTTTCCCTTCTCTTAAGTCCTGTGTAATTTTGGCCTTCAAGCCTTGTTCCGTACTTTCCATACTGTAAAATTTTATAAGTTTAATTGGATAATATGCGGCGATCGCCACAAGGCACGCCGCTAAAATAATATACATCATTCCTCTGTTACATAAGTTAGATTAACCCGCTTAACCGTAAATCCCGCTAGGGTCTGACACTCGGCGATATACCGCCGTTCCGCTTCTAGGTCTGTTACGACATACACACCTAAACTATCCTGGACTTCTGCATAGTCCTGTACTATAACGCCGTCCGTCGTTATAATCACCGCTCTTAATAGCTGTATCATAGGCTAGTTGTCGGCTCGCAACACAATAAAATGAATAATACAAATAGGATCGCCCAAAACGTGTAAACTACAAATTGTTTCATAACTCTATAATTTTAATGATTATTGCTCCGTTCTTTAAATTCTCTTCTACTTGGCGGCGGGCGTCTTTAACAGTCTTCGCCCATACGCAGATCCGTGATCGCCAATTCCCCTTTCCATAAACTACTTCGTACTGTTTCATGATTGTAATACTTTAATTGGTTATTGTGAAAGCAAAGGTACGGTTTATTCTGATACCGCCAAAACTTTTCTCAAAAAACTTTAGTGTATTAACAAAAATAAAGTCTCGCGTATCACTACGAAAGACTTTTTAACCATTCAACTCTTTAAATGGCACTAATTTTAATTCGGTACAACAAAGGTAATACTTTATTTTGATATACCAAATGTTTTCTGGTAGATTTTATAATAATAATAAAGGCTCGCGTATCACTACGAAAGCCTTTTAACTGAAAAACCACCCTAAAAGTATTAACCTTAAAAATTAGAAAAGAAAGTATTGCGTTACAAAGATAGTAATTTTTTGCTCTCCTCGCTACCTTTACGGATATAAACTACCTGTCGGCCGTATAATTTAGTTCTATTTAACTTTCCTTTGTACCATCCGCCTAACTGTTTCATAGCAGTTGCCAGTTCGCGCCCCTTTGCGCTTGTATAATCTTCTTTCCTGCGTCCCAAAGCATCTACCCAAAGCTCCATTAAACAGAACGTATTTTTTTGAACCATTCCCACTTCTTCCAGCGATCCGGCCAGGAAGTCAGCGCGTTGTTGTTCTGTACGTTCTTCATAGTCAGCCGGGAAAAGCCTATCTACGTAGTTCTCTATAATACCTACTAGCGGGCTCTCTTCTGTAAATTCTTCGCGGCCTTCGTTGGCGATCGCTTCGGCTTCGTCCGACAAAACAAGGCTTTCACCCAACATGTACAGCTCCATTGCTTCCGCCCAAAGTTGGTCTACCACTGCCTCGAAAGACTTCTCAAACAACTTGTGCGTGTTCTTGTTGGCGCGTACCTCGATCGGGAAGAAACGGCGGTTACCGGTCTTATCCTTCAAAAACTCATCGTCGTTTGTAGACCCGAAAAATACGCATTGTCTGCGGTGTGTTTTTACCCGGCGGGCGTATGCACTACGATACGTATCTTCACGCTTACTGATAAAGTTCTTCGTGGCTTCCACGTCCGAACGGCGAAGGGCTGACAACTCGGCTAGCTCCACTATCCAGGCGTGCTGTATCGCTTCGTATGCTTTTTGCCCGGACACGTCCGTTAATGAATCATTAAACCAACCTTTTGAAAGGGACTGTATAAGCGTGGACTTTCCTGCGCCCTGTCCTGAATACATAACAAGCGCCGTATCAAATTTGCGGCCCGGCTCGTACACTCTAGTAACGGCGGCAACCAGCATTTTGCGGAACGCCTCGGAAACGTATATGCTAGGCTCTGCGCCCATGTAGTCAACTAAGAAATTATCAATACGTTTCACGCCGTCCCATCTTAGTGCCTCCAGGTACTTCTTGATAGGGTGGAAAGCATTTTCGCTGCAAACCTTTTCCAGCGCGTCGGTTAGCTTGCTGTCATTATAAATACCGTGCAAATCCTCTATACGTCCACGGATAATCGCTACGGCGGTATCGTCCAACATATCGCCCTTCTTGATGTCCTTCGAGAAGAACGGCGTACGGGTGTACACGATCGTGTCTAGAAACAAGTCGTATGCTAGCAGATCATTTAATAGCGGATCGCACTTGAAAGCGTTAACGAAGTTGCGAACGGTACACAATTTATCGCCCTTCCTATCCAAGTCCCAAACAAGTTCCTCGGCGGTCTGCGCGTCGCTCTTAACATCGTCCGTGTACTCCTCGAAGTCAGCTAGATCATCGTCCACGGCTACCATATCTTTAACGCACTCTTTATCGGCGCAAATTAGCTTGTTCATCTCGCGGGTGCTGTCTTCCTTACCCAGGTGCCCAAACTTGTGCACACGTACCAAATCATAGGCGTTGTATGCGTGTCCGTCGCCTATTGGGTCGGTTGAGTGGTGGGAAAAGCAAAGTACGTCATCATACACTACCAGACCGGCAGCGCCTGATCCAAGAGCGTAGGTATACCGTCCGTTGTCTACCTCCGTGTAAACGTCTGACAAGTATTT